TCTAGCTTGTCTTATTCTAGAATTAGGATCATTCCTAGTTTTAGCTGATGAGTTTCTAAGTTGCCCTGCTGATCTTGCACAATACGACTTACGTCTATTTGCAGATTTAGATCCAGGTTTAACTTTTCCAGTTACAGCTGTTTTTAATTTTGATCCAGGGTTTGCAGCTCTATAAGCTTTAACACCTTTAGATGTCATCCCTGCACCAGATTTGGTAGGTCTATAATTAGCTCCAGGACCTTTAGTAGTTTTTCTAATTGTACCACCTTTAGCAAAACCAGGAGCGTCGATTGACCTGCATGTAATTTAGAAGCTTTTTTTAAACCTTTAATTACTTTTTTTACTTTACCTTTTTTAGATTTGTCCATTAGGATTTCTTTTTAGGTTTTTTTGCTGTCTTTGCTGCTCTTTTAAAATTTGCAGCAGTTGGAGCACCTTTAGTTCCAGGTTTTCTCATTTTCTCTCCACTACCAGCAGCGATTCTTTTTTTTTTCGCGTGAATATTTGCGTACAAACCCCGTTTAGCCATTGTTTAACACCTTTCCGCAATCTATGCATTTAGTTATAAAAGTTCTTATTTTAGTTTTTTCTGTATTAGCACATTTACATCTTTTACCAAAAACTTTATCTACTAATTTAGTATATGCAGTTCTAAGTATTTCTAATGGCCAACATAAAAAGTTTTTCATTATTTTACTTTGCCACCTTTTTTCATAAAGCCCATTTTATTTCTGACTTTAGGAGGTAATTTTCCTAGTGATTTTTTTTTTGCTGCTGGTACTGGTTTTAGTTTTTTTTTCATGATTTTTTAAATCCTTTTAGTGTTTTAGCAAATCTAGCTTTTTGTCCTATTTTGCCTTTTTTTTTCGCCGCTGCATTTAACATTTTAGCAGGAATCTTTTCGCCTTTTTTAATACCTAAAGCTTTTCTTAAAGATCCTGGTTTCTTAATTGCTTTTTTAATATCTAGAGCCATTAAGAATTTTTTCCGTAAGCTTTTCCTTTGCCCTTCATAGCTATTTTACAAATTTTTCCACCTTTTTTGTAACCTTTATTTAGTTCAGAGATAACTCTATTTTTTTCTGCCATTCTATTAGCATTCATTTTTTCATTATCTATTCTACCTAGCTCTTCAGCTAAATTCATTCTACCCTTATTCATATTATTTCATTCCTCTAGATTCATCTCTTCTAGATTTAAAACTTTGTGATTTAGTAGATTCTTTTCCGTCTCTCATTCCTAGAGATTCGTCAAGTCTAGAATTAGCGCTTTGTTTTTTACTAGTCTTTTTAACTACATCTCCGTATCTTGAAATGTAAGGTCTTGTTCCATAATCGTTTCTCATTTTTTTCCTCCGTTTCTAAATATTTGTGTTCCCTTTATACCATATATACTTGCAACTACAAGGATCCACAAATTTGTGAACCATCCCGGAAGTGCTGCAAAATGTTCAAAGAAAATATTTACTTTGTCCATTGCTCCTGGATCGTCGCTTACGACTGCCCAAGCCAAAATTGCTATTGGCGCCGAGAGAATTATCAAAACTGCCTCGTCCTTCCAATCTGACTGTCGAGCTTCTAACAGTTTTCCTTGGTAAGCTTCCTTACCTTCGGCCATACGAGATGCGTGCATAAGCTGTGCATCTGACATAGCTATTTTCGTTTTCTGCTTGTTAGCATAAATTTTACTACCAGCAGAAACGGCTAATTTAATTGCCGATAACCACATGTTAGTACCAAGTAGCCTTAACAGGTTTTTTGTCAGCTCTCATTCTTTTAGTTCCCTTAACAGTTACAACTTGTGATTCAGTACCACTAGTCATTTCGATAGCTTTACCGCCTGTTGAGTAACCATCTGAACCAACGCCTAGTTCTTTTTCAACTTTAACGTCGTTATTCATGAATGTTGAACCTCTTTGCCAATCTTTACTCATAATGTTTTCTCCTTAATAATATTATAGTTAATTTTTGTTAAAATTTCTACCGAAATCGTGTTTCTTGCTTTGATCTGCCATTTCTTGTTTAGCAATCGATACTCCTGCACGTAATCCAGCTAATTCTTCATTTTGTTCTAGCTTTTCATCGTGTTGTTGGTCGTCCATCATAGCTCTCATAGTGTCTAAGTCTAATCTTGCTTCATTATTTGCAGTTCTGTCTTGATCAGCTCTAGCTTTTAAGTCTAATTCTCTAGATTTTAGTTTAAGTAATGGGTCACCACCTACTTCACTACTAATTTTGTCTTCTTCTTTAGCATAATCAGCTGTCATTTCTGCAATTAGAATAGCTTTTCTTGCTTCCATCATAGAAGTTAGTTGTTGAACACGTTGTTGCATTTGCATTGCTTGTGGATTTTGTTGCATCATTTGCATTGCTTGTGGATTTTGCATCATTGGTGCCATTTGTTGTTGTATAGATTGTAGTTCTTGTAATTCTTCAACGTATTCTAATTGAATTTGTTCTTGTGCCATTAAAGAAATATGTTCTAGTATATTTTTTTGCAAACTCATCATTGCCATTGGATTATTTTGTACCATAGAGATTGACATGAAACTTAAATGCGCATCGATGTGTGCTTTATGATCTTGACCTGGATATGCTTGAAAAGGTTTACCACTAATAGCCATGATGTGTTCTAAACTTGGATCCATTGGTTGTGGTGGCATTGGTGGAGGTAGTATTGCATTTACATTTTTAACTCCAATTGCATCATACATAGATCTGTAAGCTTGATATAAATTATGAATTTTAGGATTTGATTGCGCTAGTTGTAATTGTGTTTGCGCCATAGAAATTCTTTGTGTTTGAGAAAATATATTTGGATCTGCAACCGGTAGAATATCTACCTTGTCATCAAAGTCTGCTACTTTAACATTTCTTGATGCACCTGGAACATCATATGGATATTCCGTAGGCAAATAACTTTTAAATACTTCTGCTAATAATTTAAATTCATTTTTTAATCCTACATATAATCTTTTATGAATTGCAGACATAACTCTAGAGCCACGTTCTAAAAGGGCAACGGTAGTTCCAACTGCAGCTCCTTGATTCATATCTCCTACTTGCATGTCAGCAATACTTGCAAACCTTTGAGCAGAACTAACACAAATACCCATTAAGGATAATAAAGTTTGATCTGGACCTTTAAAAGGTAACTGCATAAATTGATCTTTAATATTTCCACCTGGTACATCAACGTCTCTAAACTCACCTGGTTGTAGAGGTTGAGCATCGTCTCTCATTCTTACTCCTCTAGTTTTAAAACCAGCTGGTAAGTTAGCTAAAGTTCCAGCATCTAATAATTGTCTTAATGCTACAGTTGCAGTTCTACTTAATCCACCAATCATGTGAATTAAACCTAAACCATAAAAACCTAAACCTGGTAAAAATTTAAAATGTACAAAGTAATCTTTTTTCTTTCTTAAAGGATCTTGTTCGCCGTAGTTTCTTCTTATAGATAAAACTTTTCCATTCGCTTCATCGATTGTAATAATGTAAGGTAATTTAATTCCTGTAGGTTCTTGATCTGTAGGATCAACATCTTCGTGTCCTTCTAAATCTACATCAACATGCATTTCTAAAATAGTATACATGTCTTCTTGACCATTTTGTTGAATGCCTTCTAATTCTAATTCTTTTTGTTTTAATTGATCTTCTTGTACTGGCGGTTCTCCCAAATCAATGTCTCTATAAAAGCCATTGATTTGTTGTTTTCGTAAATCGTTTGGTGACATACGAATAACATGGATGACAGCTTCCGCATCTTCTAATGAGGTAGCAGAGTACGGAACGACTAAGTCTTCAGCCGGTATAAATTTACTTACGGCTCTACCTAAAAGATCGTCATAGTAGACTTTCTTAAAAGTAGAACCTGACAGGGGAAGATAGAAAAGCATTTGATCAAACTCTGGTTCATACTCTTTCATCTGATCCATAATTTGATAGTTCATAAAATCTTTAACACGTTTTGATTGTTCTTCTTTAGCGACACTTGCATCGCCCATAATTTGAGTTCTTACAGGACCGTCGGCTGGTAATAATTCTTTATACGCTTGTGCTTGAAACTGAGTTACGGCTTCAGCTAATACTGGGTGAGTAACTGAACTAGCTCCTCTAAATGGTTCTGTTCTAGTTATATATTTAAACCCAAGTAGGTTTAATCCTTCTCTGTAACTTTCAGACCATTCTTGTCTAGACTCTTTGTAGTTAGTATATTTTTCCATTAGCTCTGAAGCTAAAGGATCTAAGACACTGTCTTCTAAAAATTCTGCTAAATTTTCAAAATGATCTTGTCCACCTTCTGGATTTACTTTAGCTGGATCAAAATTAATAGTTGCTCCACCATCTTCTTCCATTTCAATTTCTGGTGCACCACCTTGTTGTCTTTCAATAATTTCTTGTTGAGATTCTACAATTTCTTCTTCACCTGGAATTTCAATTTCAGTTTTTGTATCTTCTTCAATTTTTGTATTGGGTAATGATTTATCTATAGTAGCCATAAGCTATTCTATCCTCTATCTGTTATTGTTTCAACACCTTCTTCGACCGTAGTACTATCAGGTGTTTGTTTGACTGTCAAACTTTCAAGTACTTCATTAATCATATCTGGAGAGGCTTTTGCAGACTCATCTTCTCTACCAGGGTTTTCTAACATCCATTCAAATATTTCGGATTGAGTAGCGGGCTCGTCGTTAGGTTTAACAATCTCGCCGAGAGTTGAATTATATTTTAATTCCATTATTTTTTAAATATAGATTTAATTTTACCTGCTAGATAACAAATAGGTTCTAAAATGTTATTATATATTTTACCTAGTGTGTCTGATTTGCTGTTAAACATAATGTGTTTAAGTTCTTGAGTTCTGTGTTTAGCAACGTGTGCACCAATAGCTCTAATAATTTTGCTTTTGTGCATACCCTTAACAAAAGGTTTAAACAATAAATGATAACCTTCTTGGTGAGCATCTGATAAATGTCTTTTTTGATATATGT